GGGGAGCAAGGTCAGGCTAGGGATATTATGTGGAATCTCCTGCTCGATCTGGGTAAGGACGTTATTAAACACTCCCATGTCAACAATCTGCAGATTACCTTGGCGAATGATGTGATTATTTCGCTAAAAGGTGCTGACAGGCCAGAGACTATGCGGGGTGTAAGCCTTGCCTACTTGGTCATGGATGAGTATGCCGATATGAAGCCTGATGTGTGGGAACTGATATTAAGACCTGCCTTGGCTGACTTTGGCTCTCCTGCGCTGTTTATTGGTACGCCTATGGGCCGTAATCACTTCTATGATCTGTACAGGGATGCGGAGATAGGGGATGACCCTGATTTTAAGTCTTGGCATTATACTAGCTACGATAATAATTTATTGAACGCTGAAGAGATTGATAAGGCTAAACGCTCCATGTCCTCTTATGCTTTCCGTCAGGAGTTCATGGCCTCCTTTGAAGCCCGTGGTTCTGAAATGTTTAAGGAAGATTGGGTGTCCTTTGATGAGAAAGAACCTGAAGGGGATTACTATATCGCCGTTGACTTGGCGGGTTTTGAGATCGAAGGAAAGAAGTCTAAGACTAAGAACCTGGATAATACGGCTATTTCGGTGGTTAAGGTTAATCCTGATGGCTGGTGGGTCGCTGATATAATCTGTGGTCGCTGGACGCTAGATAGGACGGCGGTGAAGATATTTGATGCGGTTCATAAGTACAGACCTATTTCTGTGGGTATTGAGAAGGGTATTGCTCGACAAGCGGTAATGTCCCCGTTATCTGACCTAATGGCTAAATACAGCCGTTTTTTTAGGGTAGAAGAGCTTACTCACGGCAATAAGAAGAAGACAGATCGTGTTATGTGGGCCTTACAGGGTAGGTTTGAAAACAAACAGGTTACTTTAAACAAAGGCGATTGGAACTATCAGTTTATGGACGAACTCTTTCAGTTCCCTGATGTCTTAACTCACGATGATATGGTCGATAGTCTTGCATACATAGACCAATTGGCAAATGTAGCGTATTCTTACGAGTTTGAAGTAGACAACTTTGAAGTATTTGATACTGTGGCAGGGTATTAATATGCTAGATAAAGAAGAATATTCCAACGAACAGACTGTAGAATCATGGGTTATGGAAAAATGTGATCATTGGCGTGATCATTTTACTAATAACTATGAAGAAAAGTTTGATGAGTACAATCGCCTATGGCGTGGTCACTTTTCGGCAGAAGATAAAACCCGAAACTCAGAACGCTCTCAAATAATCTCCCCTGCCCTACAACAAGCCGTTGAATCTGCTGTTGCTGAAATTGAAGAAGCTACTTTTGGTCGTGGTAAATTCTTTGATATCCGTGATGATATGCGTGACGAACAACCTCAAGACGTAATTTTTCTTAGAAATCAACTACATAAAGACTTTAAGAAGACTAAGGTTAGAAAGTCGGTAGCTGAATGTCTTTTAAACAGTGCGATTTATGGTACGGGTATTGCTGAAATCGTCATTGAAGAAGAAAAAGAAATGCGTCCTGCAACTCAACCTATCATGCAAGGACAAATGCAAGCCGTTGGTGTCAATGTTGTTGATAGGACAGTGTGCAAATTACGCCCTATACAGCCTAGAAACTTCCTAATTGACCCTGTGGCTACCTCTGTAGAAGACGCTATTGGTGTAGCTATAGACGAATTTGTCCCTTATCACCAAGTAGAACAGTTACAAGAGTCGGGAGTGTACAAAGAAACCGATTTACGCTTTGATCACTACGACAATGACCTGAATGCTGACCCTGAACTGACTGACCAGCCTGACGAAAAGATCAGACTGACCAAGTATTACGGGCTTATTCCTAAGTTCTTAATGGAAAAAGAAGAAGATTTTGAAGCAGATGAGGATGATGGACACTACATTGAAGCCATTGTTGTTGTGGCTAATGGTGGAATACTGTTAAAAGCCGAACGAAATGCTTTTATGATGAATGACCGCCCTGTCGTAGCTTTCCCTTGGGATATAGTTCCAGGCCGTTTCTTTGGTCGGGGTATCTGTGAGAAGGGTTATAACTCTCAAAAAGCCCTTGATGCGGAGCTTAGAGCCAGAATAGATGCCTTGGCATTGACTGTTCACCCTATGATGGCTATGGATGCTACCCGATTACCTAGAGGTTCTAATAATGAGATTAGACCTGGAAAAGTATTACTGACTAATGGTGATCCTAGAGAAGTGCTACAGCCCTTTAATTTCGGGCAGGTAGGACAGATTACCTTTGCTCAAGCAGATGCCCTTCAGAAGATGGTGCAGACCGCTACAGGATCGGTAGACGCAGCAGGGATTCCAGGTTCTATCAATGGAGAAGCCACCGCTGCGGGTATCTCAATGTCTTTAGGGGCTATTATAAAGCGTCATAAACGCACATTGATTAACTTCCAAGAATCATTCTTAATTCCTTTTGTTCAGAAGATAGCCTATCGGTATATGCAGTTTGAAGCTGAGACTTATCCGGTAAGTGATTATGAGTTTGAAGTCACCTCTTCACTAGGCATTATTGCTAGGGAATACGAAGTCACCCAGTTGGTACAGCTACTACAGACTATGGGTTCTGACTCTCCACTCTATCCGGTGTTGATACAGTCTATTATCGACAACATGAACATATCTAATCGTGAGCAACTACAGCAAGTTATTGCTCAAGCTAGTCAACCCAACCCGCAAGCACAGGAAGCACAGCAAGCCGAACTACAGGCTAGGCTACAGTTTCAAGCCTCTCAGACTAATGCGCTTAATGGACAGGCTGTGGAGTCACAGGCTAGGGCTGAGAAGATTACTCAAGAAACTAAGGCGATTCCTGTTGAGCTTGAGATTGACCAGATTAACGCTGCAACCAAGAATCTAAAAGCAGGTGACGCCGATGATAAGGAGTTTGAGCGCAGACTAAAAGTAACGGATAGGTTACTGAAAGAAAGAAAACAGAATCAAGACGCTGCTGTTAGGGCAGATCAAGCCGATACTAATCGAGCAAAAGCACAAGTTAATGAAATACTAACTGAAGTAAGACAACAGCCTACGGAGAATCGTCCTAACTAATGTTTGACAGTATTATATTAGACTCTGAAGAAGAGCAAAAAAAATATGACGCAGCTAGAGATTCGGCTTATGCAGAAATGTTTAGTACTGAAGGTTGGAAATATGTAATTAAAGAGTGTGCAGCTGAAGCAAAACGTCAAGAATCAGTAGAAAAGATAAAAAACATGGAAGATTTATATATAACTAAAGGAAAAATAAAAATTATTGCGATATTGTTGAATTTAGAATCAACAACGGCGCATAATAGGGAAAACGAGGGTAGCAAACTTGAGTGGTCTTAGAGTTATTTTTGAGTTTAAGTGCGAGAATAACCATGTTTCTGAGAAATTAGTTTCACGTGAAACCTACACAATAGATTGTCCTCACTGTGAGTGTAAGGCTAAAAGAATTATCTCTGCGGTTCGCTGTAGTCTTGAACCTGCAACTGGGAGTTTTCCAGGGGCAACTGAAAAGTGGTTAAAGATGCGCGACCAACAGATAGCATTAGAACGTAAGGTAGCCGAACAATAGTCCAGTAGCTTAAAGAAGCGAATGGGTAGCTTAATAGGTCTTATGAGGTTTAATGATGGCGAAAATAATTGACCCAGTAAAGGTAGACGAAACGGATACAAGCCCTGTCTTAGACGAAACTGATTCTACACAGAATGCGGTTCAAGAAGAGGTAGCAGAGTTACCGGAGCATTACAAAGACAAATCTCCTGCAGATTTGATAAAAATGCACCAAGAGCTTGAAAACAAGCTAGGTGAGCAGGGTTCAGAACTAGGCAAACTTAGGTCTGCTGAAACTGAAGTCAAAGAATTGCGAAGGGTTGTAGACGATTTTGTTCTCAAACAGTCAAGTGCCAAAGAAGAACCTGCTGAAGAGGCAGATTTTTTTGCTGACCCTGATAAAGCGGTAGCTGACAAGATTGCTAACCATCCTGCAATTAAGGAGGCGCAGCAAACAACGCAGCGAATACGGCAAGATCAGGCTAGACAGCAATTGGTGGAGAAGCACCCTGATGTTGGGGATATCATTAAAGACACAGGCTTTGTTGACTGGGTTAAAGGTGACCCCATAAGGATTGAATTGCTACAAAGGGCAGACAGTCAGTTTGATACGGCTGCTGCTGATAACTTGTTAGGT